TAATATATAGATGAAAGTTAAAGTTAAAGTCCCTCGTTTATATGCAAGAGTGTTTAAAGGTCATATTTTAGTAAAAAAATTAAAACAACACATGGATAGTATTGCACACATTAGAAAAATACAACCTGATTATTTGAAATATAATTCAAGATATGATGCATTATTTAAGGTAGTTAAAGACCATAATGTTACTAATTTAGAATATAATATATTAAAGGGATTACCAGAACTACCATTTGCTAAGAAAACTAGAGATTATTACTCTGAATTTTTAAATAGGTTAAAAAGAATAAGACGACCATGATTAATTAATAAATATTTACTAATTAATTATATTTTATTGACTTTAATAAAATTAGAGTTCCCATCTAATAGCTCTTTACTAATTTTATTATTAGCTTTATAATCATAATTACAGCTATGACTTTCAGGGGGTCTGTGATTAGGACATAAAAATAGTTCACATTTGCAATTTATTTTAACTATTCCTAACCTTTTTCGACAATCTTTATGCTGACATCTTTTTGGTTCTTTTTTTTTCCTTTTTTTAGAAAGTTTTTTAATATCATCTTTAGGGGTTTTTTTATTAACTAATTCCTTGCTATTTGGTGTAATCTTTTTATCAAACGTATGCTCTAATTTAGGTAATATTTCACTTTCCATTATAGACTATATTATATCTTAATAAATTATTTTTTTATCAATTTTTTAAACATATTGTATGTTTAAAAAAAAATATAAATATAAAACAATAGAATATAATAATAAAATATGTCACAATTTATACAATTAAAATCACCATATCGCATATCTGAATTAGATTTAGATAGAATTGCAACAAAAGTTCATAATAGAAAAAATAAGTTAATTGTAAAATTATATTATAAGCCTAATAGAAAAACTCATACTGACTTTTTATTTCAAACACCTGAGATATTATTAAAAAATAATATTAAATATAATAAAAAAGGATATTATGAATTAGAAGCACCTTTTTTAGGAAAAAAACAAAAAAGTATTAACTTATATGGGAAATTTATAGAAGAATTAGAAAATAAAATTATTGAAATTATAAAAAAAAATAAAGACTGGTTTACAGATAAAAATATTAAATTTAAAAGTATTATAAGATTCCCAAATAAAAATGATGAACTTTATAAATTATTAAGATTAAAAATTAATTCAGATACATTAATAAAGAAAAGTGGAAAAAATATAGATATATCATCATTAAAAAAAGATTATTATATAAAATGTATTCTAAAAGTATCTTTTATTTATATAAAAGATTCATTTGTTACATTAAATATATACCCTGTTATAATCGATTTAAGAAATAAAATTGAAGATTTACAATTCGCCTCTTCTGAAAGTATTAGTTCTGAATTAACAACTGAATCTGAGACAGAGTCTGAATCGGAAGATAAACAAAAAATACAAAGTCAACCCGAGTACGATAATAAACAAGTTCAATTAGAATCATTAGATGAATACAAAAGTTCAATGTTAGAAATACCAAAAGAATTAAGAGATGATTGTGGTACAAGTGAAATGTTTCAAGAAAGTACAAATAATAAACAAGTAAGTGAAGATGATAAACAAGTAAGTGAAGATGATAAACAAGTAAGTGAAGATGATAAACAAGTAAGTGAAGATGATAAACAAGTAAGTGAAGATGATAAACAAGTAAGTGAAGATAAAAATGAAATATTATTAAAAGATAGTAATATAGATACAGATACGAGTATTATAACCAATTTAAATTCGGATAGAATATTAGAATCATATGGTACAAATATACATATACGAGATATAGATCTAGATGTTTCAGAAGAATCTAATAATTCAGATTATTCAGAAGAAATACACTCAGATGAGATATCTGGTTGGGAAGAATCACTTATCTAAAAGTTAAAATAACAGGGATATTGATTTTATTTAATTTTTTTGTAGCACATTCAGATAATTCAGTTCTAACTTTTCTACCACTACTTGTTGTGGATTTTTCAGAAGATAATGAATTATTTTTTTTATTAAAAACCATATCATGATATATATCATCAAAATTTTTTTCTAAATATGTAATAACTTCATATTTCAATGCCCATTTAAAAAAGTTTAATTGTGCAATTGTAGTTATAATATATTTCTCATTTTTTTGATCATAACAATAGGTAATACGATCTTTTCTACAAAAAGGATCAAAATATTTTTTAGAGTATGCTTTTAGTTGACCTTTATATTCTAAATACATATTAAAATGTCTAATTTTATTATCTTGTAATTCATAAATAATATTTTTTTTTTTTGCATAATTAGTTACTAACCAATCAATTGCTCGAAGTGATATTTTAGATTTTCCTGTAATAATAGGCAACATTTTAAATATTTTTGTATTAGTACCAAAATATTTTTTGATGGAATTTAATAATATTTTTCCTTTACTATTAAGTTCATTTTTTTTTAAAATACGTACCTTATCCATATATATATATAAATATATGACATTAGTCCTTAAATATAATATATTCAATTTAAAAAAAAGTTGAATAAAAATTATTTAGATACGATATATATATATATATATAAAATGCCAAAAACAAAAAATTCAAAAACACATACTAAAACATTGACTAACAATAAGGGTAAGGGTAAGGGTAAAGGTAAAGCTAAGGGTAAAACAAAAAAACCAGTAAAACCTGTAGTAGAAGAAGAAGAAGTGATTGAATCAGAAGTTGACTCAGATGTATCAGAAATTGAATCAGACATTGGATCAGAAGAATCAGATGATGAAGCATCACCTGGAGATATAAATTTATTAGATGTAGAATCGAATGATGATGATGATGAAACAGTGGGTGTATCTAAGATACCATCATTTGATTCAGATATAGCGATATTAAAATCATATTTTCAAAGTTTAGAAGATGCAGATCGTTTACGGGTATATCTAACAGAATTCCGTCCATGGTTTGAATTAAACGCAAAATTAAGAAGGGATCAAGAAATGCAACATAGAAAGCTTGAAAAAATGCTTTTAGAAAAATTAAATAGAACATCTAATCATTTTATAAAAGAGAAAAAGAAAAAACAAAATAAGAAGGGGCGAAAAAATGGAAGTAATAATGGATTTGCAATGGTACGTGATGTACCAAAACCGTTTTTAGATTTTTTCAAAAAAAATAAATTAGATACAGCTCACATTATCCGACAGGGTAAACCGACAAAAACTATTATAGTATCAGATAAAATGAAACGACCAGACATTACCGCATTATTATACTATTATTGTGATCAAAAGAATTTAAAAACCGAATCAGATAAAAGAATAATTAATCCTGATAAAGAATTAAAGAAATTATTTGGAGATGCTTTAGGACCAAATGAAACTTTAACTTTTAGAAATTTTCAGACTAAAATAAAAATGATTTTTGAAAAATCGAAATTAACGACGAAAGTATCAAATAAAGAAGTATAATATAAATTAAATATTTAAATTAAACATATAAATCAAACATTTTTATTTTTATTATTATTTTTAATATTAACATTTCTAATTAATTTTTTTATTTTTGAAGATCTATGATATTTAAAACTAGTTTTTTTAATATGATTATCAAAAAAATGTGTTAATTTAACAATACTAATATAATTTTTATATGACTTGATAGTACAATTAATATTAGTATTACTATATAAATCATGAATTAATTCATAATTTTGAAGAGATTTTATCAAATATTTTTTAATATTGCAATCATGTTCATTATCAATCCAATTTTCAATAGATTTATATAATTGGATTTTTTCATATATAACATTAATATTTGGTTTATTTCTATACTGAAAATAATCATTATCTAATAATAAACAGAACTGCAAAAATTGTATTTGTGTTAGTTTAAGTATTTTTAGTATATATTTTAAATTATATTCAATAATAGTATATTTATTTTTATTTTTAGATTGGAAATTGATAATAATATTACATCCTAATAATAAGAAATCCATATCTCCTGTAAGACATGCACTAACGATACCTTCTTTACATAATTTACAACAAAGATAATCTGCTTCTCCTTCTGCAATTATATATTGAATTTGTAAAATATCAAGTAAATTTTTAAAATCTTCAATTAATTGAGGAGTTAAATATAAGGATTTTTTTTTTAATTTAGCAAGTTTATTAATAAATTCTATATTATTTTGATTATTTTGATTATTTTCAATATACTTATTTAGATTTTGTAATTCTGAAATAATTTTTATTTTTTTACTTTTTCGTTTTTCGATTGTTTCTAATTTTATATCAGGTGGCTTACCATCAATGATATAAATAGGTGTTATACCATCTTTTAAAAATTTTAATATTTGGTTAAGTATATTAAATAATACTTCTTGTGAATCTGAGTATAAAAATTTATATATAATATACATTGCATCTATTGCAATATATTTATAGTTTAATTTTTTTCTATATATTATGGCGTTTTTCTTTATTAAAAAAGAGTGTAAACCTGAAATACCCATGTAGGTTATATTATAAAATAATACTAATTAATATTATTATTTTATTTTTCAATTATTTTTCTTAAAGAAATTTACTAATATATGACATTTTTAGACTATTACTATTAAGCACATCATGAATATTAAATATTTTTTTCCATGTTTTTAACATAAACGAATCGAATATTTGCATATAATCAATATATAATTTATTAATATCAATAGTATTTAATAATTTTTCATTAGAAAACATGGCAGATTTAATAATATAATAACTAAAAACAGAGGTGGATTGATTATAATTATCTAACATTTGATTAAAACTAGTACTATTTGTTAATTTATAAATTTTTTTAACTTGATTATTTATAAATCCCAATTCAATTTTAATAAGATCTTTTAAACTTTTATTAGTAATATAATGAACATATAATATATGAAATATAATTGCGAAAAAATCAGTATATGCCTCATTAGGATTAAATTTAAATTTAAATTTAGGAAATTTAGTAATTAAATTTTGTTGATAGTTTAAAATATCTAAATCATAAAAATGTATTAACTCGTGAAATAAAACTTTTTCAAATTCTTCTTTTCTAAATATAACGATTTCGGATTTTTTAATAGAATAAGCAGTATTAACATGATATGGTGTATAAAAATTATCATTCGGAAATTTTTTTTTAATATCTGATAAAAAAATATACAAATTTAATTTAGTATTATCAATATAAAATATATTAAAGAAATCTAAAACAGATAAACATTTCATCATATAGGTTTTTATTTCATTTTTATTATTTCCAAATATAATAATATTTCGATTATTATTAGTAATCATACAATAATAGTGAGTACGTTTAATAATATCATTAATAACAGATTGTGATATAAATTTAGATAAAATTAATTTATCATAAATTAATTGATCATATTTATTATTAAATGTATTATAATCATACAGATATTTAAACCATTTATTATGTGTATCAAAATATTTATCCCAATGAATACTAAAACTTTTAGAATTATATTTAGATAAATTAAAATTTTTTTTTAAAATAGTAAATCTAGTATCTAATGGTAAAGTAACTGTCACCTTTTTAAAAAATATATCGTAATGATTTAAATTAGTTATTATTTTCTTTTTTAATTTAAATTTTTTTAATTTATTATAAAGAATATTAATTATATTTTTATTAATATCAATATATAAATCTTTTAATTTCATTATAATATAGTAAATAAATTTAATATATTATTCTACTTCATTTTGTGGGATTGAATAATAATTATTATATTTATTTAAAAAAAAATCAGAACAATTATTATTCATATATTCTTCTCTGATATATGCACCTGAAAATAAACAACAATTAAAACAATAATATATACTTAAACAATATATACAAATATCTTTTGAATGTAACATTATATATTATACTTATTTTATTTTTAATATATACCAATCCGTTATAAATTTATAGGGTCAAATTTATCTTCATCTTCTGTAAAACATTCTTCATATATTTTCCGAACTCTTCTCATTTTATATTCATGATAATAATTAGTACAGCAACATAAATATTTTCTCCAATTCCACATGATCACTATATAAAATTATATATAATATTATTGCGAGTTTTTACATAATGTTAGAAAATTTCGATTTTTATTTTTTAATAACCCATAATTAGCTATAGTAGATATATACCCATATTTAGAATGATTCCATTTAATATTTGTTATATCAAGAATATCACCAGTTGGTAGTTCTATTTTTGAACTATTATTTACTAAATAAAACAATCGATCATTCATAATTTGGAATTGATTATAAATACCATAATCTATATTAATATTAATAATTATATCACCTTTAAAAAAATGAAATAAATCACCTTTATTTTTAAATCTGTTTTTTTGTTTATCTAATTCAAATAATAATGATATTTCTTCATCTTTATTAGTATTATAATTTTTGACAAATAAATTTATTTTTTGTTTTGAACCATTATAAAAATCAAAAAATTTTATTGTTATAGTTTGGTATATATTCAAATATTGAATTATTGCATTTTCTAGCATTATTTTTAATGTATCATTGTATACTGTATTATAAATGATAAATAACATATTTAAATAATCTATTTTTGACTTTTCTTTTTTTAATATATATTTGTTATAATTTTTCCTTTTGTCTAGGTCTCCTAGTACTTCATAAGCTAAGTTTATTTTTTTTATATGCTCTTTTGAACCATTATCTGGATTATTTTTGATTCGATCTGGATGATACTTTTTACATAATTTATAATAATTCTTTTTTATAATTAATTGACTATCATTAACTTGACAATGAAGTATTTTATAGAAATTTAAATTCATATAAAATAATAAGTGCTATATTTATAAGTATGAATAAAATTAAAAATGATTCTTTAGAAACAAATTATCAACAAATGTTAAAAAATAGAAATAATCAACAGTTTGTATATAGACCAGAATATTTCTTTCCATTATTAGAAGGAACTAATAAAACATTAGAAAAAGTTAAAGTAAAAGGTAAATTAGATATAAATAGATATGAAAATTTATTAAAAAATTATAATAGTTAATAGTATATAATGTCAGAAGTATTAAATGAAATATATGATTATGTAATCGAAACTGATTTTGTTAAACATTCTAAAAAAGTATATAGTAGTTATTGTGAACATTTAACCAAATCTTTAACAATTACAAGTTATTTAGGTATAGCAACATTACAATCATTAATACATTCATTTATACCAGATTTATACGAAAATAGTGTATATGATTGTTTAAAGGAAGTTACTAAAGTAGATATAATTATATCTAAAAATAATAAATAAATATAAATAAATATATTATGTTTATTTATATGATTACTAATATTAATTTTAAAGATGAGTCGGGTGATTTATTTACACAAAAATTAAAATGGATTCAGGTGATGCCATCATCTAGAAAGAATAATATATATAAAATAGATATTCATAATCCAGATGAAGAAAGTAAAAGTAATAAGATTATAGAATTATTTCCAAATATTAAATTTGTAAAAACAAATTTACATGCTAATAGATTAATAACTAATTATATAACTAATTATGATTTAATAATCATAAATGATTTTACAAAAGAATTTAATAAAGATTTTTTTATAAAAAAAGTGAAATCATTATCAGAGAATGGCAAAATGTGGATTTTTTGCGATGGACTTGAAATTTTTAATAAATTATTAAAAGAATTAGAGGATGAATTCGAGGTACCATTAAAAAAATTTGTAGATAAAAATTTGATAGTAGACAACGAATTTGATAATTTATTTGTAAAATATTTTAAAACAAATATAGATTATTTATATAGTATACACACTGAGTTATTAAATTTTATTTTTACAAAAAATTATATTCCATTAGAAAAAAAAACATTAATAAAAAGTTATTTATTAAAAAATTTTACAGATTATACAAAGATTTCATTTTCTGTGTATATAGTAGGTTAATACGTTAGATAGTAAATAATTTAATATTAATTAAAGTAAATGGAAATTTACAAAGAAGAGAAAAAAAAATTTATTAATTTAATAGATCAACTCAATAAAATTGAGAGTATAAATTTATGCAATAATAATTTATATTATTTAATAATAAAATTACAAGAATTAAATTTAGATTTGAAGACAATAGTAGATGATATTAACAATGATGATAAGAAAACATATAAAAGTCAATATATTAATTCTGAATTTAATCGTAGAGATAAAATATCAGATCTATTGCCAATATTTACATATATATATATGAATTATAATAATATATAATAAATAATCTATGTTTATTATATAACATAAATGGTAAAAGGAATTAAAAGTTTTAACAATCTATTAAATAAATTGTTTACCCCAATAGAAAAAATATTAACTATTCCACAACATGGAATAGTTCCAGATAGAGTAGATAAATTTTTCAGTCATCCTACGATTTTTACTTGGATCGTTATTTGCCAAGCATTATTTGGAGGTCAAGGGATGCCATATGTTCCTTATGCTATAAAGAAATTTACAGGAAATGGATGGGTAAGATTCTTTTTTATTGTATTAATAGGATATTCAGCAACAGGTGATTTTGAAACATCTTTAGCTTCATCGTCTCTGTTTTTATTATTTTTTCATTTTCTGAAAACCCCAAAAGAGAAAAAAAAATACCCCAATATCTTTTAATATTTTATCAATAACAATATTCAACTTTAAATGAAAAAAAAATTTTTCATTTAATTATTATTTATACAGATTTCTTTTTACTTTTAGTTGTTTTTTTACCTTTACCTTTCGTAGCTTTAGTTGCTTTTTTTGTTACTTTTCCTTTAACAGCTTTAGTTGTTGCTTTTGTTTTACTCGCTGCTTTTTTTACAACTTTACTTTTAGTTGCTTTAGTTGCTTTACCTTTAACAGTTTTTGTAACTTTAGTTGCTTTAGTTACTTTACCTTTAACAGTTTTGGCTGATGTTTTTTTGGCAGTTACTTTCTTTGTAGTTTTCTTAGTAGCTGTCTTTTTCTTAGCTCCTCCTGCTAATTCTAAATCATCAATCCACTTATCTAATTCATTATTTCTCAGTTTACGGATTTGATTTTTATATTCTTTCCGAATTTCATTTCCGTCTACAGTATAAACAACCGCTTCATCCAATTTAACTCTCTCACCTAAATAAAAATGTCTTTTATTTGCACTTTTTTGAGTAATTTCCTTTAAACAAAATACAATTTGTTTACCTGGTTTAATTTCACCTCTTCTTAGAATTTCAGTTAAAGCTTTCGATGCAGCTTGAAAAGGAGACCCACCCATGTATCTTCCATAGAATTTCTCTTCTTTTGTTAGCTTTGCGCTAAATGATTTTTTTTTTGTTTTTGTTTTGGTTTGAACCATTTCTATATATATTCATTTTATATAAATTTATCTTTAAATTAAACGTGAATCAGATTTTAGAAATAATATAAAAACTTTAGTATTATATATACTATATGGCAGATTCTATGTTAACAAAGTTTAAATTAATAAAATTACAAACAGAATATTCTAGTATTACAAAATTTATAAATAAATTACAGAGTCATATTGAATTATTAAATAATAAGTTTGTAATAAATAGTATAAACAAAAATATGATAATGCATGATTTATATAATATTTTAGCAAAAAAAGATGAATCAATTAATTCTTTATATAACTCGTATATAATTACAAATCAGAATACTAAATATAATAATGATTCTATAGTTTTATTAAATAAATATATATCAAAAGATATTGATTATGTTTATGATTATATCAATTTATTAAATGATGTAACTAAAATAAATACAAGTGAACATATAATTTTTGAAAATAATCCATTTAGTGACATTAAATCAAAATTATTACAAATTTGTAAAAAAATTGGATTTCCTTCTATAATTAATTGTTTATCATTTATATTATCAAAAAAATATTATTTATATTATTCTAAAGTAGACAATGATAAATTAATGTTTTATAATAATTATTTCATACCAATAAAATTTAGTTTCAAAATAATTAATTCAAAAGAGAAAGTATTTTTTACTAATAAAAATCAAAATTATCCTGAATTATTAAACATGGTAGTTGATTTAAATATAAGTTTTCCATTAGTAAAAAATACATATATTGTATTATCAGGTTTTTTTAAAAACGATACATTAAATGTAATATTAAAAACTTGTCAAATTTGTTATCCAAAATTATATGAAAAAAAGAAAAATATAGAGAAAAAATTAGAAAAAAAAATTATTAATTCAAAATTTAAAAAATTTTTTTTAAAATATTTATCCATATATGAATTTTTTATATTTAATGATACTGAAATAATACAAATTATACAAGCAAATTATAAATTATTTTTAGATTTAGCTAATAAGTCATTTATGACTGTTATGAGAGATTTTATTAGAAATGATAATACAATTAAATATATGTATGATGCTGTTAGAGTTTTATTATTAGGTGATGAAGAAAATATAAATGTAGCTGGGATATTATTCGGTTTAACAAAAGATAAAAAATTAGGTTCTAATAATGTATCAAATATTATTTATAATAATCTTAATTTTATTTATCAGATTAAGCTTAAAAAAACTATTCCGAATTTAAAAAATGAAATAGACAAATTAAGAAAAATAAATATAGATGAATTAGATTTTAAAAAAGTATTATTATCAATGAATAACATCCCAGATAATATCAAAACTATTACATTAGAAAAAATAGAAGAGATGAAAAATACAGGAAATGATTATTATAAACAATTAACATTTGTAAAAACGATAATAAAATTTCCATGGCCAAGTATAGCAGATAATCAAATGTTTCATGATTTACAACATGATAAGAAATCAAAACCTTTTTTAGATAATTTAGAAAAAACACTAAATCAGAAAACTTATGGTCATATTGAATCTAAAACTTTAATAAAAGAAATAGTTGCAAAATGGATTTCTAATCCAAATAGTTCTGGAAATAGTATTGGTTTTGTTGGTCCACCTGGTGTAGGAAAAACACTTTTAGTTAAAAGTATTGGTGAGGCATTAAATATACCATTCGCACAAATTACTTTAGGAGGTCAAAATGATGGAGAATTATTACATGGTCATGGTTATACATATTCTGGATCACAACCGGGATTAATTATAAAAAAAATGGTAGAAGCTGGTCAAAGTCGTGTTATTTTATATTTTGATGAATTAGATAAAGCATGTTCAAAATCAAGTGGTGTAAATGAAATAATGAGTATTTTAATACATTTAACAGATCCTAATATGAACAAATCATTCCAAGATAGGTTTTTTCAAGGAATTGATTTTCCTTTAGATAAGGTAATATTAATGTTTAGTTATAATAATTCAGATTTAATAGATCCTATATTATTAGATAGATTAACAGAAATTGAAGTTAAACCTTATTCTACATCTGAAAAACAAATTATATGTAAAAATTTTATAATACCTGAAATGGCCGATACTGTTAATATGAATGTAACAGATTTAGATTTTTCAGATATGATCATAAATCATATTATAGAAAAATATACTTTAGAAGCTGGTGTTAGAGGTTTAAAAAGAAAAATAGAGAAAATATTTATGAATTTTAATTTACAAAAATTATACAATGGTTTAAAATTTCCAATTAAAATAAATAAATCTCAAATTAATAAAGTTCTAAAAGATCCAAAAATCGATTCTGAAAAAATTCATTTATTTAATGAGGTTGGTGTTATTAATGGTTTATATGCTACTAAAATTGGTACTGGAGGTATTGTACCTATTCAAATATTTAAAAATTATGGAGTTGGAGATGGTCAATTCATATTTAAATTAACAGGATCACAAGGAAATGTAATGAAAGAAAGTGTTCAATGTGCATTTACTGCAGCACTTGAATATATAGATAATAATAAAAAAATATATAAAATTAAAAACATTACAGATCATCTTAAAAAAAATTTTCCTTTTGGATTCCATATTCATGCACCTTCTGGTGCAACACCAAAAGATGGACCTAGTGCCGGTTGTGCGTTCGCAACCGCTTTTATTTCTAGAATTTTAAATAAAAAAATTAAAAGAGATATAGCAATGACAGGAGAAATCGATTTATGTGGTAATATTTCAAAAATAGGAGGTCTGCTATATAAATTATTAGGAGCGAAACAAGCAGGAATAAAACAAGTTTTTATTTGTCAAGAAAATAAAAAAGATCTGGATAAAATAAAAAAAGAAAATGTAATTTTAAAAAATTTTAAAGTTAAAATAGTAAAAAAAATAGATGATCTTATTAAAGATGTTCTTGTAAGTGACTAAATAAATTTATGAATTAAATTTATTTAATTTATTTTAATATCTTTACTAATATTACAATTTATAAATTTTAAAGTATCTTTAGTTGAACTTAAATCAGCTGGAGATAATCTAGTCCAGCCAGTTTCTTTATCTAACAAATTTAATTGTACTAGCATAAAAGATACTAATGCAGAACACCAGAATGTTGTAATTTTTTGCGTATTACCAGTTTCGATCTTAAATGCCGCTTTTACCCAATCCATCAAGTCCATATCATATGGTCTATTATGAACTTTTGAATGAGCTTCTGTTAAGTTTTTATAGAATTGTTCATCCCGTTTTGTTTTAATATGTCTCCAATGAATTTGTCCATCATAAATTAGAGAATCCTCTAGTTTTGTAAGTTCAACACCTACTTTTTTCTCTTGATCTTCAGAATCAATATAATATCCTTCACGATTAGATTGTAGTAAATAATAACCTTTTAGGTCTTCTCTCCATGGTGGATTATAAATTATCATCCCTACATGTGTAAAAGATGATTGAGTAAAATATTTTATTAAACCATCTAAACAATTCTTACCTCCATAACTAAATAATAAAAAATCTCCTGTTTCAAAATGATGTTTTTCAAGAAGTTTATTCAAACTCATACTATATATATATAATTAATTTATATATATATAAATTATTTAACATATTACTTTTTAATACATTGTTTTGATATATTATCAGATGCTTTCTTTATTCTAATTATCATTTTTCTCTTTTTATAATGATCTTTAATCCGTTTTTTAAAATTTATATATTTTGTTTTTAGTTTCATTTCATTCCATAATATGTATTTAAATATTCTTATCTTTTTTAATTTAAATTTTAATAAAGTTATTGTACATATTATCAAATTATAAGGAAAAATAAATAAAAATACAAAATACTTCCATCTATATAAATATTTATTACATATATATACAAGAATTAAATAAATTAATAAATATTGTATATTTATTACTTTAGCTAATAAATATAATGAAAGGATTTTTAATAACATTAAAATAAATTAATAAAGTATTTTTAAGTTATAAATTCTAAAATATAATTACTTATTTCTTCTGGTAAAGTTTTTACTACTTTTCTACACAAGAATATCTCTACTAATAATAATTTAATACTAATGAAACTTTTTATTTCATGAACTAAATTAATTATATTTAATGTAGGTCCCCAATTACATGTTATTGATGCACAACATAAACATTCTGTATTCATTAATTTTTTTAAATCATCTCTAAATAATTCATTTGTTTTAAAAACCGATTTTATAGATTTACCTTTATAATTTATTTTAGGTGGTCTAAATGGATATTCAAATGGAATGATAAAATCAATTATTAGATTATTTGAATAACCTATTTCAGATATAAAAACTTCTATTTTTGTTTCATGATCATTTGTAACTAGATTGTATATATCTTCCTCATCTTCCCATTTACGACTTTCATTAGTTAATCTTCTTGAAATATGAGCCGAATACGACTTGGTCTTTTTAACTCCCTGAGCCGAATACGACTTGGTCGTTTTAACTCCCTGAGCCGAATACGACTTGGTCGTTTTAACTTCCTGAGCCATATATAGTAAGTAATCATTTATATTTAAATCTTCTTGTATTATGAATTGTTTTATACCAACTTATTACGGGACCTACATAAATTGAACAATTACCTGCTTTTTTACAAACACCTTTATCTCTATATGGATTTTGTATTCTATCTGTTACTTGATGTACATTTACATGTTTACTGAAAATATCTTTATATATACAGATTTTCGTATGGAATCTATATCCACTATCTTTTACAAACCAACCAGATTTAAAATAAGAAAATATATTTAATAATAAGTAATTATCACTCAAAACTTTTAGACCATTATGTTTAGGTTTAATTAATTTTATTAATTGATTTCTATATTTTTCACATGAATATTCATAATGATTCATTAATTATGTATTTAATAGCATAAATAATTTTATTTCAATTTAATCATATATTTATAATATTATATAAATATATGAATTCAATTACTGAAGATGGTATAATTATATATATTATGAGTTTTTTAGATAGAGTAACTTGTTGTAAGAATTCATCTGTATTTAATTTTTCTATCACAAATAAACATTATTTAACAATTTTAAAACAACAAAGGCTTTTTTCTACAAAAAAAATAAAATATTTCAAATTAACAGATAATATTAAAAAATTATTAAATAATAATCTAGCTTCAATATGCTCAAAATGTAAAAAAATAGATCATAAAGGTTTAGAATTTTTAATTAGAGAATGCAAAAATTATTTTTACAATCATAATTATTTTCGGTTTTCTTCATTACCATTAGATAAAGATAATGGTTTCTATATTCATTTTAAATGTGATAAAAATTCGTTAACATTTAGAAAGTATTGTATAACTAGTTTACCTAATCTAAATATTGGTAATATATGTTGTGGTGGTAAAGGTTTTGAAATTATTTTTAATTAGACGGCAGTTGTAATAACAGGTACAGTATCCGGTACAGTATTTCCACTAAATTTTTGTAGAAAATAGTTGTTTTGCCCCCCTATCACAAATAGAGCCACCAAAGTACAAAAGAACCATAATACCAAAAAACCGGCGGTAATCTTAGAATTGTCCCCTTTTTCTTTATTTTTTATTTCATTTTTTGTTTTTTGTGAAAAAAACCATGGGAAGAAATGACTTTTATTAGTATAAACGTTCTGATGAGATATTGAATAACCTGCTGTAAGAAAAAATATTACAAGCTCAACAACAAATAATAATAGAAATGTAACTATACTATATCGTCTATTTATCGATATTCCATCGGGATAAGTATATGGTATATCAATAGTCGTACTTAAAAAACCACCCATTAATGTATATATATATATATATATTTTTTATCATATTATTTAATATAATGAAAAATAATTTATTAACTTCAATTCTTTTATCTATTTATTTAATTTACATGTTTTTATTTTTTAAAACAAGTATTGATTTTAATATAATTTTAGGTAATTTTTGCAACAATCTATTTTTACCAAAGGGTAAATTTTTTCAACATCTAGTTGGTAATGAAAAAGGTCTAAGAATATGTCCTTTTGGTAGAGTTGCTATCTTTGCACTGATCCTTATTTTAATTGGCCGTCATTTTTTTAAAATTAGTAAGAAAACGATAAATATTGTATTATTTATTAGTTTTATCTTATCTTTAATGAATATGAATGCATTAGTTTATTTGGTACCTGTATATTTATCCATACATATCATCGAATAATAAATAAGTAAACAATGCAATAATCAATAAAATAAAGACCCAACTAATAACACCTGCTATTAATAGAACAGTTTTCCTTGTTGTTCCTTTAAATTTACTTCGTATCATTGTTTTTATTTTTGAAAAAACGAGAGTATTGAATAAATTAGCTTTTGTACCCCATTCTGTAAAAGTTCTAATGATTGTAGTTTTTGTTGGCAATAATGCACCTGTAGTACTTTTTTTAAATTCAAGAGGTCCTTGTAATGTAAAAAATAATATTAGAGGGAAATAGACATAAAACATATATATATATTATATAATATTATTTATTATTAGGTTTATATGGTTTATATAGAATTTTAAGAATTACATTCTTATTTTTAAGATTAAAATGAACGAACATTTCAACAATAGCAACAGTATAATCATTAGTATCAATTAATTTAAATATTCGTAGGTATTTACAAATAGTAAATTGTATATCATCATCTTTAATAGTAAAATATATTCTATATTTATGATAATAGAGTTTGTTATTATAAGCGACTTCAGCTAAAAAATACTCTTGTTTAGAATTTTCAAATAGACTATTTTGAATTAGTTCATAAGGTAGACCAAAAGATGTTTGAGAACATAACATAAGAATTTTTTTTATTTGTTTTGGTTTACATTTTAAATGTAAATAATCTAAAAATGAGTCCGGTTGTTTAACTTCATGACCGTTGCAAAAAAATAAACATCTATCAAAATCGACTAAAAATTGTTTAGAAATAGCTGTATTATCTTTATAAGAGTTTTTAATATCTTTTAACCAGAATTTAAGGTCAACTGTAATATTAGATTCTATTAGCTCACCTTCAACAAAATGTTGTGATAATTTTTTATTTTTTTTATTAATGGTACATGGTATAATATAACAATTAGTTTTTCTAAATTTGATTTCTTTAATTTTTTTATGGTTATCATATTTTGTAAAATCGATAATTTCGAATTCATTATCAGATTCCATATTATTTTATAATATAATTAAGAATTTAAATATAATTTTAAATTAAAGTAAAAATAATTAATAATAATATATGGATTTTAGAGATGTAAAACAATCTTGGAAAAAATTAATAAAAACTTATGATAATGAAGATTATTATAAAAAGATTATAATAAAAATGAAAGAATGGAGAAAAAATAAAACTAAAATATATCCCAAGTTATCGCATATTTGGGAGACATTTAAATATTTTGATGTAAAAGATACGAAAGTAGTATTATTAGGGCAGGATCCTTATATTAGGGAGGAAACACATAATAATAAGAATATACCACAAGCGGTAGGTTTATCATTTTCAGTACCAAAAACACATAAGATACCACCATCATTAAGGAATATGTTTAAAGAATTAGAGACAGATTTAGGGATAAAGAATATTCATGGAGATATAAGTGAGTGGGTAAAGCGTGAGAATATATTATTATTGAATTCTGCTTTAACAGTATTACCTGGTAAAAGTAATTGTTTTGCAAAATTATGGGCACCATTAACAGACCAGATAATAAAAGATATATCTGATTTAACGGAGGGTGTTGTATTTATACTATTAGGTAATAATGCAAAAAAGAAGAAAAAATATATAGATGATAAAAAACATATAATACTTGAAGGAGTACATCCTTCACCGTTATCAGCGAATCGTGGTTTTTTTGGATCAAAGATATATTCAAGGTCTAATAATAGTTTAGAAAGATTAAATAAAGATGTAATAAATTGGAAAACTATTTAAAGAATAAATCTCATTTTTATATAACCATGAACCAAGAATCAAATATATTCTTTTCAAAAAATATTGAAGAAAATATTAATAATAATAAAAACATATATAACAAATTAACATTGAGTACTTTAGAAGATAGTGAATTATGGGATTTTTATGACGATATCGGAAGTTCTGATAATAATACAAAAAAAGAGTGTTGCTATAAAAAAGAGTTAGTACAAGATTGTCGTGGCAATCTTACTTGTAAAAATTGTGGATTAGTAGCAGAAGATGAATTAGATAGAACTTTTTCAACAAATAATTCAAATGCGGATATAGTTAGTAATAGTAGCAATTACAATTGTCCAATAAATGTATTTTTTCCTGAGAGTAGTCGTGGTACTACAATTGGTGGTAGGGGTTATTCCCGAATGAAAACAATACATAAATGGACTTTAGTACCATATAAAGAAAGAAGTAGACGCGAGGTATTTGAATTTATATCAAGGACATGCAAGAACTATAATTTAGAGAAAGCAATTATTGACAATGCTCAAATTTTATGGACAAATTTAAGTCAAATAAAACATACAAATGGGGATAATGAGGGACGATCGATTATAATTAGAGGTAATAATCGAGAAAGTTTAATAGCGGCATGTGTATATTTTGGTTGTAAGATGAAAGGGAAACCGAGATGTCCAAAAGAAATAGCAATAATGTTTGGTTTAGGGTTAACAGATGTAACTGGAGGTTGCAGAAAATTTTTAGAAATAATGGGTGAAGATGCAGCGATGTATAAAATAACAAGTAGTAAAGCAAATGATTATATAGAAAGATGTGGTAGAAAATTAAAATTGCAGAAAAAATTTATAAATGAAACAATAAAGATAGTTAAAAATATAATAAAATTAGATTATGCATCAGATCATCAACCCCCATCTATTGCAGCGGGGTGTTTATTATTAGTAGTTAATATGAATAATTTAGATATAGATAAAGAAAAGATATCGAAAGTATTTCAAATATCTCAAGTAACAATAGGAAAAATATATGACAAAATATTAAAATATAAAAAGGTAATAACAAATGATAAATCAGTAGAAAGAATTTATGAGCAAATTCAAAAAATAAAACTAGGTAGTGACACTGATGATAATGCATTATATTCAGAATCTAATATTTTTAGCGTATCTAGTACTATAAATGATGCAAAATTGATAACAACTTCTCCAGATGAAATTTCAACATTAAAACATACAGAAACAGAGACAGACACAGAAACAATGATAAAACCAGGTAAACCAAAAAAAAAATATACAAAGAGGAAAGACAATATTCCTTCAATCTAGTAATATAAATTTAAAGTTAATTAATTAATTAATTTTAAATTAGACATATAATTGCAAAACTTAAGTAACCGATATTATTTAATTTATTAGATGACCATTTTAAACAACTATATTGATTACTAGGACTATATAGTTTATTATAAATGAATTGAATAAATTTACTTATTAACAAAGATAATAATATTAATTTTATTATCATAACTTTTAATAAAACAAGGAATATTTTTATAAACTATATAAGTTTCCAATATACAAACCGTTAATATACTTCTTTGTATAAAAAATAGTAATCCATTTGGTATTGATATATTTAATTCATTTTAAATATAAAATATAATTATCGATATACTTAATATCCAAAACGTAAATTTTTTGGGTAAATTATATATGTATTTCTTTATAGTTTTTACATCCATATATATTATTTTATAAAAAATAAAAATATGTAGATAATAGATCCAATAATTAACATTTTATTTAATTTCCAACCAGTAAACCAATATACTTTAGTAGGATCATAAATAGACAAATATAATTTAATTAAAAGAATAAAAAATATACCTGATTGCATTAATTCATCATATGTTTTAATAGATTCAAAATTATAAAAATATAGAATAATAAGAAATGGTAATATATGTGATATATTATTCATAATATGTATATGATATAAGTTCAGTGATTTATATTTATCTAATAGTTTATGACCATATTGATATATAATATAATAGCCTACAATACAACATGTAATAATTAAATTTTGAGCAGTTACCATTATAAAATTAGGTACAATAATATTTAATGTATATTTAAAATATATTGAAATTAACCATAATACTGTACACCATAATGTGAAAAATGATGGGACCTTTGGTAACATTTTTTTAAGGTCTGAAATACATATTGCCATATATAATAATATATATATATAAATTGGTAGATTAACAAAGTTAATCCATTTAATTTTTTTTTGAAACTATAAAAATTGGTAGATTAACAAAGTTAATCCATTTAATTTTTTTTTGAAACTAT